ACTCTAGGTACACCCGTGCACGCGCAGCGTCTACCGTCATCTCGTGGTTCCAAGCCACGCTCTCTACGATGCCCTTGAGCCAGTCGTTGAGCTGTACGGATTCGGTTTCGTTCAGGCCGGAGTAGTCGGCGTTGACGATGGCACTAGAGTAGTGCTCGCCTACTGAGAAGGTATCGAATAGTTCCATGGTAGGGGTTGTTCTAGGTGAAGGTGAGAAAGTTAAATCTCGTTAGCTTGTCGTGCCAGCGCATCCTTTACGTAATGGCACACTTCAAGGAAGCGGGTCCACTCAGCATGCGGGTCAACTTCAAGCGTCAGGTCGCTGTACTCGATGGTCAGGTACTTCACGAACTCGATGCGTGCATACGCTTGGGTGGGCATGAAAGACATCTCGAAAGAGGCGTCGCTCAGGTGTGAAGCGACGAGGAGGCGGAGGGAGGTGGTGTTAGACATCGTGGTGTGGTTGAGAGGTTTGACCAGTGAGTGATTAGAGGGCCGGGATGAAGCTGCGAGCGAAGTCCAGTGCGTCTGAGACGACTACGTCAGTGATGTCAACGCTGTAGTACTCGCAGGCCAGCTCCAGTGCGTGGTGGAATCGGTCCATAGTAGGCGTCAGTCCGTTGACGTGCTTCCATGTGAACAGGATGTCGCTTGCGTGTTGGGCTGCGAGCGCTTCGGTCGAGGTGAGGTTGATGAAGTCCATGGTGGTGTGGTTGAGAGGTTGGACAGGTTTGATTAGCCAGCGATGGTGTAGATGGGGCGGATAGCGTAGCCGCGAACCCCGTTGTAGTCGGTACGTGGGTAGTACGCCTCGAAGTAGCCCTCCGGCACGCTGTCGTAGCGAACCGCGATGTACTCCTCGCCGTGCTTGATGTCGGTGAATACAACTACGCCTTGCTCGTACTGGTTAGTGTCAGGGTTGACTCCGATGACGCGCTGGCCGGGGGTGAAGGGGTGGCTCATTGTGTGGTTGTTTGTTGTTTGAACACCGCAAAGATAAGCCCAAAACCAAATACAATCCAAATTTATTTTTGAGAAATTTTTGGTTTGCCTATGCTGCTAGGCGTTTGCAGGGCAAAAAAAAATCAGCCCCCACTGGCGTCGAATACGCTCGGGAGGGCTGATTAGGGTCAAACAAACTGGGAACCACACCAGTTCTAGGCGAAGGTAGCTATTCCTCCATGAAACTCAAGCACAGGGGCAGGACCCCTACCGCGCACATAGCCACAGCCTCCCACGTCACCCCGTGGGCCACTACGTCGTTGCAGGCGGTGGCCGCAATCACGCCGCCTACGGTGCGCTTAGCGGACCAGCGCTTGAGGTCGCCCTTGGTCTTAAAGGCCTCTGTGATGTCGAGCGCGCTTATACTAGATAACACACGCGCCCATGGGCGAGCGCTCATCGCTTGCGGCGGTCGGGGATGAACCCGTCTATGAGGCGGTCGATAAGCGTGAAGACCTTGTTGTCGTGCTGCGTAGGGGTGATGTTGACGATGACCTTGAACAGGGCCATAGTGGCGAGCAGCAGCTCAGCCCAGTGGTTGATTAGGATGTCTTTCATGGGTTAGAGATTAGGTGAGGAAACTTAGCGGAAACCTTGAAGCTAGGGCAGGCCTTAGCATCGGTGTAGTCGTTGTGCCCAGCTACCGCGAAGTGTTTGAGAAACGCGTGCCTGAGCGTGTGCACGAGGGCGGTGAAGCTGGCCTGCTGTGCGGGGTTCATCGTGTCCTTGGGCTTGCCCTTATGGTCCACCCCTCCGACGTACACCACACCGATTTGGTGGTTGTGGCCCTTCGTGTGCGAGCCTGTGCGCGTGAGCGGGCGACCCGGCTCAATCACCCCATCAACCCGGATGACGTAATGGTACCCGATGTCAGACCACCCCCTGTCGCGGTGCCACTGGCGGATGGTCGCAGCCCCAATTTTGGGGTCCGGCTGACTGGCTGTGCAGTGGAGAATGATGGTGTCTGCGGGGATGATTTCCATGGGGTCCTAATTTGCCTTTGAGGTACTTTTTCTGCCGTTTCCGGCACTCTAGCCGTTTCTCTAGGGCTTCGGTTATTTCTTCTGAGAAGTGCTTATTGGCTGATTCTCTAGGCGTTACAAACGTGTTTTTCTTGGGGCGGGTTCATGGCTGTCGAGGCCGTTGCGGGCCAACATCAGCTTGATTTCGGTCACCAATGACACCAGTTCACGCAGGGTTTGGCGCACCTCATCGTGGCCTGCCTCCAGCGCCTCCACCCGACCCCTCAGCCGGGTAATCTCGTTGTTCACCTTCACCCACTGCGCCACCAATGCCAGCAGCAAGGTCAGCGCCACACCCAACGTGTCGAGGTTCATGACTGCGGCTTGAGGTCATCGGGCCAATCCGGTGGCACCCCCGTGACGGGTCGATAGAAGATGTCTTCAGTGTCCTCGTACCAGTCGCCTATGTGGATGTTGAGGTCAACATCTTGGACCACCGCATCATGCGGGTGAGGGTAGTTTGGGGCTTCGTCTGCGACGATGCGGTCAATGACGTAGTTCCCCTTGATTACGACGTATATCATTAGATAGTGTATTCGATTACAAAGCAAAGACCTCCAGCCCCGTTACCACCCGCGCCACTAGCGTTACCATTCCGAGTACCACCCCCTCCGGAACCCGGTCCTCCGTACAAGCCCCCGTTGCCTCCGTTGCCACCTGTGCCGGTGATGGAGCTTGAGCCACTGCCGCCACTGACACCTAGCTTATAGCTCGGCGACAGGGCCGCGATACGGGGAGGCCATACCATGCGGTCTACCGCGTTGTCCGTTCCGTTGAACCCGTTTGAGCCCGCTGCTCCGCCACCCTGAATCCTTGTAGTGGTGCTTCCATTCGACAAGATATACTGGTTGCCTTGGGCGCCTAATCCGATTGCGTTTGCAGTGGTGTTGCCGCCGCCTGATGGCGCTCCAAGCAAGTTGACTACTTGGTCCCCGAAGACGGGGTTTAACGATTGCGCATTACCCGAGGAACCCTGCCCGCCTGCGGCACTGGCGTTCCTTCCCTCGCAACCCGGAAAACTACCCCATGCGTATGCGGGTGTGTGGCTTTGGATTTGACGTGACCCGCCTCCCGTTCGGTTAGTTGCTCCTAACCCTCCCAACGCCACACAATGTGCTCCAAACGAGGTGTTGCCCCCTGCGCCTCCGTTATTGCCTACGGTGCTTGCGGTCAGCTGTGGTGTGCCTCCCGTTCCCCCTGCTCCGATAGTTACGGTCTCAGTAGCGCCTAGTGAAGCTGCCATGACTTGCGTCCATACCAAAGACGGAGCGCCTCCTCCTCCCCCTCCGGGTGCTGCGATGGTGCTACCAAACTGCCCACCCGATGCGCCCCCGCCGCCTGCGCCTAGACACAGAACCTCGATGAAGACGAGGCCCGATGGCTTCGTCCACGTGGCGCCACTTACGTATTGCCGCAGGGTTTGGGTGAGGGTCCCGCCGCCCCCGCTGGGGTTGTTCGCGGGCAACGCGAATTCGCCTATCATTGCTTGTAGATGTTCAGTGTGACCGTAATGCTAGCCGCCGGAAGGTTCGTGCTGTAAATCTTGACCGCGCCTGCGCTGCTGTCTGTCTGTGGCAACATCTGCGCGGTACGTATGGTGGCGGCACTAGCGTTGTCCGGGATGATGTTGACGATGCTGGTGGAGGTAATAGCCGCGTCTGATATGCTCGCCTCGTAGACACCCGACACCAAGCTCCACGCGCCTGTGGCGACGGTCTTCCCGGTAACTTGGGTGATAGACGGGATGGTGGGCTTGTTCAGGATTTGAGCATCCCCACTGACTGCGTTCCAATCTGCGTTGACGTTCACCTCGGCCCCGGCTGCGATACCGTCTAGCTTGGTTTTGTCAGACGCGGACATTGAACCCGCTGCACTCGTGGTGGCCGCCGTGATGCTGATGGCCGGGGTGGTACCCCCTGACGACACGATAGGGGCTGTACCGGTCACTGAGGCAACAGCGGCGCCAGCCGTGATGCCATCTAGCTTGGTCTTGTCCGATGCGCTCATCGACCCCGCCGCGCTCGTCGTGGCTGCGGTGATACTGATGGCCGGAGTCGTCCCTCCGCTGCTTACGATAGGTGCGGTTCCCGTGACTGAAGCCACTGCCGCACCAGCGGTAATGCCAGCCAGCTTCGTGCGCTCCGCGCTCGTCATGAGGAGCTTAGTGGTGCCTTCTGTGAGGCTGTCACTCGTGCCCGTCAGCTCAGAGGTGTCGACCTTCTCAAAGACAGCCGCCGCACCGCTGACCTTGTACTTCATCACCTCGCCATTTGCGGTACCCCTTGCGCTAGGCAAGTCATACGCGGTAGCCACGGCCCCCACCCGTACCGCCGGAAGGTCAGAACGGGTACCGGAGAAGGTCGCTGCGGTAACCCCACCCAAGGTCAGGGTCGCCTTAGCCAGCGTGGCGTCTAAGTCAAGCAGGTTGTTAGCGTCCACCTTCAGCTCCGTCTCCGTGCCTGAGTAGACGAGCCTGTTCTTGATGTTGGTGATGTCGGTTTCTATCGCGGTGAGGTCCGTGTCGAGGGTGTCGCCTGTGGTGCCGGTGCGGTAGATGTTAGTGGAGTCGAGGACCGCGCTGCTCGCCGCTGAGGTTAACCTGCCCTGTTGGTCTACGGTGATGTTCGCGCGCGTGTACGTGCCGGGAGTGACTGCCGTGTTGTCTAGGTCTACGGTGATGGTTCCCGTTGTGGTGATAGGGCTGCCCGTGCTAGTTAGGCCCACACCCCCGGTGACAGTAACGCTAGTTACCGTCCCGGTGGCACCTCCACCCGGCAGGCTAGACCAAAGAATGCGCTTGTTAGTCCCAGCGGGACCCATCGTCGTGTCGGAGACATCTAGGATAAGTAACTCATCGTTGCTTGCCGCCGTCGCGAGGAGGCTTAGCTGGCTGATTTTGCGGGTAGCCATGTTTCTTAAGGTATTGCTCTAGCTTGGCTAGGTTGACTCGTTTCCGTTTGTTCATAGACCAAGGATGCCTCTAATCATGCGCAGTTCGTCCTTGCGCAGGGAGTATTCTAGGTTGAGGCCCTGCGTGTAGTTCCTAGAGGTAGGCAGCACGTCCTCGTTAGTGCCCGCGTTGTACTCCGGGTAGAGGTTGTTGTTGTAGCACAGGTACTCAATCAGGCGCTCCTTGTACCAGTTAGCCACCTCCCGCGCGCTGTTGATGATGGGCTTGACCTCCTCGTAGCTCGCTGCGGCGGACTGCTCGCTTCCCATCACTACGATGCTGTTGTTGATGAAGCGGAGGCGGAGGATAGGGATGACCTCGGCGAACGCGTACTGAACTAGCATGGGCACTACGTAGGTGTCCAACAGGGTCTTGTAGATGGCGTTCCCAGCGTCGTTGATGGTTCCGTCGGCCACTAGCTCGCGCACCTTGTCGTACAGCCGGGTGCCTAGCACCGGGTGCACGTTGCGCTCCTGCGCCATAACGATAGCCGGGAAGAGCAGGTTGTCGTCTACGCTGTCGTTCAGCGCTGTGTCGCGCTTAACGCGAACTGGGCTAGTGAGGATGGTGGTGTTGACGCTCATGATTCACGCTGTTTGCCGCTGCCCTTCGCGCGTGCGTCGGCTGGCTTGTTGGGGTTGTCAGGATGGAAGCCCTTATAGTCCATATCGTTAGGCCACTGGGCCACCTCCTTGGGGTTGACGGGTAGCGCGTTGGCTTTGCGCTCCGCCGGGGGCAGCGCGTTGATGATTTTACGGGCCTCTCGGACGCTAATCCGCTCGTTGTTCTTCTTGAGGTAGGTCACCCGCTGCCACCAGTGCCTGCATCGAGGGCCTCCCTTGTAGAACCACACGTTGTACGTAGCCGCCCCGCCCTTTCCGAAGCCGGGGTTAGCGCCGCTGGCTGCTTCGATGTCCTCTTTGCGGTAGACCTTGCCCGCACCCACCATCAGGCGGCAGAAGTCCCGGCTGGGTCCCTTAGGGCCTGTGTTGATTTCCTGCGGAGCGTACTGGTAGCGCACCTTGATGAGCGGCGTGTCCTGTCCCTTGGACTTCGCGTCAGGCCTGCTCGCGGGCACGCTCGCGAAGGCCCACAGCGCATCATGGGCCGCCTCCATGTCGTAGTTGACGGGTCGGCTGTCAATCATCTCCCACTCGTCCTCGTCCACCTCCTCTCCTTGCTCAAGGAGCCACGAAGCCGCGCTGCTTAGGTCAACCTCCGTCAGGGCTGCCGGAGCCTCTTCTTTGACCACCTCTGCCTTGCTCTCGCCAACCTCGATGAAGTCCGCAGGCTTGAGTGGGCAGAAGTACAGGTCTAGGCTGATTCCGTTGGCCGTAAACACAGGCTCAAGGCCATCGAGAAGCACCCGCTGGAACGGCACCACTACCGTATGATGAAACAGGGAGTAGCTGTCTCTTAGCTCGTCCGCGTTGTTACCGAACCCGCTGCCGTCTCCGCGCACGCCGAACAGGAGCGGAGAGGTAACGCGGTGCCCGCTGAGGACCTTGCTATTGACCTCGCGGCTCAGGTACTCGTACATGGTGTCGGTGCCGTTATTCGCCACTGGGGTGAACGTGGGCTGCGTGTCAGTGCCATCGTTGAACGTGATGAGCACCTTGCCAGCCCCCTCTGCGCCTCCAAATTTGTCGTTTACCTTGGCCTCGATAAGGCGCTGCTCCTCGTCCGTGGGGATGCCGTTATTGAACGAAATCATCATGGACGGGAAGAGGCCGTTCTTGAGGTTGTTGAGGTGGAACACCTGAATCTGATGGTCTAGCTCAATGTACCCGGTGCTGCCTACGTAGTCGGGGATGCCGTAGTAGTGGTAGGAGGGGCTGTACCGCTTCACGTGCAGCACCCGGCTGGCCTCCGTGCGGTCCTCTGAGCAGAACGCCTTGATGGCATCCGGCTTGCTGTTCTTCTTAGACCAATCTGCGTTGTAGTAGTAGACGTCGACCTTGCCCTCTGCGTCCGCGACACCCGCGCGCATCGTGTGCACGGGAAGGTGCTTTAGGCACACTACCTTGGTTCTAGGCCGATTCCAAATGGTGTTGAAGTAGCACTGACCATAGAGCTTGAGGTCCATAGCCGCCTTTCTCAGCACATCCGGCTCACTGCCCGCCAGCAGGCTCTGAAGGCGCAGCCACTGCTCCTTGTTGCCCTCATCGAGGTCCTTGTCTACGGCATCGAGGCCCTCCCCGTAAATCATAGCCGACACCCCGTTGACGATGGCGCTGTGGATAGAGCTGCCCATGTAGAGCTGTTCTAGGTAGCGCCCGTACTCGTCCTCCTTGCCGTACATCACCCAGTCCTTCCCCTGCTTCTCCTCAAACAAGGGCACGTCATACACGGGCATGTCGATGACGCTGAATTTGTAGTTACCCTTCATAGGCTTGGTATTGGCGAGTGTCTAGGTACGGGGTGAACGTCTGATAGGTGGGGTCGGTGGCGATGCGCTGCAATAGGCAATATGCCGCCCCGCGTAGCGTGCTCCCCTCCAGCACCTCCAGCACGTAGAACCCATCCGGGTAGTCCGGTGAGTTCAGTTCCACCCGTCCGGGGGTGTTGTATGGAGGCACGTTCACCACTAGACCAAAGGTAAGGCTGCGTCCGTCCCACACCGGGGTTGCCGTCGCGTAGGTCTCCTTCACGGCTCCAGTGGCTTCGCTCCGGAGGCGTAATTTGAGGTTGGCGAGGTTAACGATTGTGGTGTCAGCGAGGGTCAGCGTTAGTTGCTGGGTCCCGGTTTGAATCTTGACCATCAGAGGGGAATATACGATGAGGCGTCCGTGTAGCACAAAGGCCCGCTGTTAGGCGAGCCTTCGCTGGTTTTTGCAAGAGTCCCGGAACTCTTCTGCAAGAGTTTGAACTCTTCTTGCAAGAGTTTTCACTCTTCTGCAAGAGTCAAAACTCTTCGTGCAAGAGTTTGAACTCTTATTTAAGAGGTTCTGAACTCTTATGCAGGATTGGTTACCGTGATGGTTCCGGTGCCTGTCAAGCCGTCAAACGGCCAGTCCGCATCGGCTGGGTCGGTGCTAGGCGTAACCGCAATCGGGAAGGCCGCCTCGTCAGCGGTAATCTCCAGCGTGTACCCATGGAGGTCGGTCCGTGCCGTTCCAATGGATAGCTGAGCGGTCTTCACCACGCAGCCGTTCACCGCACCCATCATCCACAGCTGGTCATTCGCGTCGAGAACCCAGCAGAACACCCGCCCCTGAATGAGCTTCTGTAGCTCGTTGTTGTCGGTTTGGGTGGCCTTGTGGAGGGTGACCGATGCCTTAGCCACGTACGCTGCGCTTCCCGCGTCCTCGTTCGTCACGTCACACACGAGGCCGCTCGTGTTGGGGCGAACGTCATAGCGGTACATGGTGTAGTTCACAGCCCCGTATGCGGTCCACGTGCCTGAGGCAAACGTCATGGCCGCGTATGCGAGCGGGTTGAAGTCGGCAAGGTAGATGGCTTTTACGCCACCCACCTTGTCCTTACAAGCCAACCCGCGTGCTGAGGTTAGTGAGCACGCCATGTTTAGGTGAAGTCAAATCCGACAACCCCGTCGGTTGGGACGGCCACCTGAATGCCGCACGCGAAGTTCATGTTGATGACCACATCGTCCTTGCCGTCGTACTGGTAACGCGGGATGAGCTTCGCCTCCGTTTGCGGCGTGTACGCGTTAGTTCCAACCACGAGGTTCTCCGGGTAGGTGGCTACCATAACGTCTACCGTGTTCGGGATGCCGATGGTCGGGTAGATGGGGTAACCCATGTAGGTAACCGCGTTGAACGCTTGGTTGGTACCCAACAGGTTCACACCCTGATTGCTGCCGGAGGTGGCGAGCGCCTGCAAGTAGAAGCCATACGCCTCGTACGAGCAGTAGAAGCCGAATCCGGGCTTCATAGCCACCGCTGGGTTAGCCATCACCTTGTCGTAGACGGTAGCGAAGACGGTCAGGATGTTGCTAGCGGACCATGCCGTAGCCCCCGTGTCAGCTTCAGGGAAGTCAGCGCAAGCAGAGGCGTCGATACCGGCTTCGTCAATCACCCCGTCGTTAGACAGGAAGCCGAGGCCCCACACAGCACCTGCATCGCCGCGCCACAACAGGGTCTCCAGCTGCTCACCCGCCTTGGCCGCTACCAGCGACACGAGGAAGTCGGTGAACTCCACAGGGATGTCCCCGTCACGGCGCATCTTGCCTTGTGCGGCTACCCACGTTGGGAAGACGGTCTTCCGGCAAACCTCTTCATAGACCTGAAGTTCGTTCAGGGTGAGGACCTGCTCAGACAGGGTGAGCACGTTACCGCTCGCGGGCGTGCACGAGGCTGCCTGAATGGGGTTGGTGCTAACAACGTTGTTGATGACCGCCTTCCGCGTGATGCCCTCGATAAGGCGGCAGCGGTTCTTGGCGATGGTCTCGGCTGCGTTGATGGCAGCGCTAACGTACGGGAGCGCTAAATCACCGGCATAGGTGTTAGCGGCTACCGTAAGGTCGAAGTCATACTTCCGGCTCATAATCAGTAGTGTTTTGCTTGATTGATTTGATACAATGCGGTCTCCCATGCGGAGCTGAATACCTGCGGCTGCGACTTGGTGGCCTGCTTAGCCGGGGTGTGCTTAACGCCAGCGGTGGCGGGTTGGTTCTCGAGCGCCTCGATACGGCTCATGAGGGTCTTGAGGTGCTTGGCGGTCTGTGCTGCCATCTCAGTGATGGCCTCGTTCATGGCCTCAACCTCTCCCTCCGGTGCCTCAGGCTTTAGCGCTTGGATAATCTCTACGACCTTCTCTACCAAGTCATCTTCGAGGCCAATCTCCGCCAGCTTCTTACGCATGTCGCCATACTCGTCACCCATCTCCTCCTTGTCCTTACCCGCCTCGACGACTGGGGCCTCCTCTCCGAGCTGGGCAATACGCCCTCCAGCCACAACGAGCTTAGTGCCGTCCTCCAGCATGTACTCGCCATCCGGAACTACCTCCGCTTGCCCCTCCTCGTTCATCACGAACACCTCTACACCGATGTCCATCGCTTCGGCTTCGGTGACGACCAGTCGTCCATCGTCCAGCCGCGCCTCCGCGTAGAACTTGTGGACAGTGCCCAGCTTGAGCAGGTCTCTGATTTTGTCGATTGTACGCATACCTATTGGGTTTATGGGTTAATATGGATTCTCTAGGGCTGTTTCTTTTTGGGGTCCAGTCCGCCCGCTGGGGCAAACATACGCACCCCAGCCACGTCTACCGGGTCGGCGCCCACCGCGCTCATGAACAGCTGAGCGTACAGGTCCGCCTCGCGTGACGCGCGAAAGAGGGGCACGCCGTTGATGGTGAGCACCGGGGTCAGCTCCTCCATAACGAGCGCCTTCAGCTGCTCCATCACCGCTGGGTCCTTGGGGCAGTCCTTGCAGGGCTGCGCGAGGTCGATGGCCTTGGCACTAACCACTTGGTCCACGAAGTAGCCCTCTATGCTGAACCCACGGACCTTATCGTCCTTGACCTGATTCCACACCGCCTCGTTGTTGACCTTAACGGACAGCATCCACGTGCCCTCCGGTAGCTTGAACCCGTACAGCGCCGCCTTGTCGCGTGTGGTGTCTTCGATTAGCCATGACTCCACTACGGTCAGGTCGCTCACTGGCACCTCGTGCTCGTACGTGTGCTGGTTCGTGCGCTCCTCTTTCATGTACCGTTCAGCCGCCTTGCGGATGGTGTCGGCTGTGAAGTACACCTCATACTGCTCACCCGTGAACTCGTCAATCCTGAGGATGCGCTTATCGGGGATGAGGGCCGGGCCTACCAGCAACCGCCGCTCCTCCTCCAGTGCCGCGAACACGTACTGAGCGTCCGCGCTGAGGTACACGAAATTGGTCTCGATGGCTGGGAACTTGACTAGGCTGACAGCTTGGATTCCAGCCAGCTCTTCGTCGTCGTCGATGAGTAATTCTACCAGTTTCATGCGTGGTGGGAGTTTGCCGTTTGAGATAGATTTTCTGCCCTCTCTTGCCCTTTCCTTGTTTCTCTAGGCGCGTGGCTATTGACTTGTCTAATCGTTAAATCCATAGGTTCTATAGGCGTTCCGGAAGGGTTTTGAGCGTTACTGCAAGATAGACCGATGCGCTAGTTGAGCGTCAATCTGCTGCTGTGTCGTGACCTCATTCGACACCACATACGCCTTGATGGGGGTGGGTTCGGTGAGGACGTTCGGCATGGGTGCGGTGGCTGACTGAGCGAAGCTGTTTGGCACCATCGCCTGTGTCATGGTGGGTGGGGTGATGCTACCCGGTGACCCTGCGCCGCTGTCAGGGAACTTCTGCTTGGCGATGGTGGCTATCTGCGTCGCACCCGTGATGGCCGCTGTGATGGCCCCCGGAAGGCCCGCTGGGTAACCCAAGCCCACGGGAGGGGCCGCCAGTGCCGCAATGACCGCTTGTGCCGTGCTCATCACCGCCGCTGCCGTCTGAATGCCCTTGGCCCGCTGGAACGACTTGCGTTGGGCCTCGATGTCGTCGCTGTCTGACTTGTCATTGAGCACCTGAAGGAAGCTAGCGAACGACTGCGCCATAGCCATGTAGGTGTTCATGGTGGCGATGCGCTTGGACACCTTGTCGTCCTCGCTTTTTGCCTCAGCGTCCACGCTCTGTGTCCGGTACTTCTCCTCGATGGCCGCTAGCTCTTGCTTCTGCTGCTCCAGCAGTTCAGCCTGACCATACCCGAACTCGTCAGCTAGGGCGAACAGGGTCTCGTACTTCTTGACTGCCGCCGCTACCTCGCGCTCCTGCGCGGACATGAGGGCCTCGTCAAGGGCCGCCATCCGGTCGTACTGGGCATTGAGGGCCTCCTGCTCTGCCAGCGCCGCCTCCTTGGCTATGGCTGCGGCCTCTACGCGCATGGCGTTGAGCTTGTTTTGGAGTTCGGTCTGCTTCCCGGCTGACTCCTCGCGCACGTTGAGCAACTCCACCTCTAGCTGGGTCAGCTTCTCGTAGTCCGCCTCCGTTGCTTCAGTGAGCTTCATGTTGGCCTCTTGAATCCGCACCTCTTCAGCCGCTAACGCCACCCTGCGGTTAAGCAGGCTCTGCTCCATCTCCACGGCCTTCCTAGCCGCCTCCATCCGCTCCTCCAGTGGCTTGGTGCTGTCCTCAGCCACGAGGTTGTACTCCTGAATCTCTGCGCGCCCTCGTGCGAAGTCCACCGCTAGGTCACGCTGCGCCTTACGCAGGGCGATGCTGTCCTTAGCCAGCTGAGCGGCTGCCTTAGCGGCACGCGTGATAGCCGGGGCCATCTCAACCACCTCCTCAACCAACAGGGCCACCCCCGCCGTTAGTGGGTTCAGGTGGATGGCCGCGTCGCCAATCTTCTTGGCGCCCTGAATAGCCGCGTCCTTGGCCTTAGCGAACTCACCAGCGAACACGTGCCCTATCGCGTCACCTAGCAAGCCGAAGCCGTCCATAAGCTTCTGCACTTGGTCCATCACGTACTGCTTCAACGTGTTGTAGAAGTCCATGATAGCCTGCTTGGGGTTCTTGAACGCGTTAATGAGCGTCTCCCCGAAGGTGGCGACCTTGTCTACGATAACCCCAAAGGCCACTCCGAGGGCTGCGGTGGCCGTCTCTAGCATCTCAGCGCCACGCTGGGTCTTGGTGAAGTACGCTACGAGGGACCCCACCGCCACTACGAGCGCCCCGATACCCGTCGACACCATAGCCGCCTTCAGGGACTTGAACCCCGTACCCGCTGCCTTTAGCCCGTCCTTGATGCCCTTGAATGCCGTAATCATCCCCCCGGTCATCCGGTCTAGAGCGTTGCCCATCCCGGCTGCCGCCTCGTTGGTTTCCTTGGCGGCCTCGCCAACTCCGGCTACCTCGTCGGCTGCCTTCTTGGCTCCCTTGACCTTGATGTTAACGTCTATTTCGGTGCTCATTGATTCGGTGTTGAATGCCTAGCCACGCCTTGCGCCAAAACCCGCTCCAGCCGGTGTACTCGTAATAGCCATAGAAAATCAGGCCCCGCGTAGTCGGAACGCGGGTTGCTTTGGCTCCTACTCTGATGGCTGCGAGGACCACGGGTCCATAGGCGTTCACTTTGCGTCTCATTCGGTTATGATGATAGAGTTGTTCTCCATGGACAAAGGTGCGCTATCCTCGTGCAGGATGGAGTCCAAGAACGCCTCCGCTGCCGTGGTGTCGATTAGGGTGAGGTCTACGTCAATCAGCCAGCTAGTCACCCGGTCTGCGTCCTTGCCGTCGATGGTTATCTCTACGGTGTTGGCTCCGGCAACCACGTCGGTACCAACCGCCGCTCGGATGCCTACCTCGCTCTGCACGCGCCCGCCTGAGTGATGGTGCTCTAGCGTGAGGTCCTCGCGAATGCGCACGACCGCGTTATCGCACTGGACTACGAATAGCTTCTCGATGAACTGGTACTCGCCGATTCCCGTGCCCAAGTACGAGGCCACGTCAACCCCGACGAGTCGCGCCCGGACATGGGTAGTGATGTTGTCACGCAGTACCATCACCCCCGCTCCCGCGCCGCCCGAGTCGAGCACGCCCCGTGGACTTGCGACCTCTATCGTCCTGCCGGACGTAGTTGCGCAAAGGAGGTAGCGCTGATGTGCCCCTAGAGAGAAGCCGCTAGTGTTTGAGGTCAGGTACACGTCCCGGCCATCCGCGTACGGGAAGATGCCGTTGGGCATCGAGGCAATTTCGCTAGCCGTCGTGCGCCGAACTGGGATGCGTATAGGCCCGGCACTACCCGGCATGCTTCGGGGAGGCCTGAAGTGCTCTCCGCTACGGAGGAAGTCACTCGCTGGGTTGGTGCCACCGCCGCCCGTGGTGGGCCTGCTCCACCAGCACGTGGTTCCGTCCCAGTAATACCCAGCTGCCTCACAGCAGTCGGCTGTGGGGGTAGCGGGGCTGCCCGCCGGGGTCTCCCATGTCGTGCTGCCGTTAGCGTTGGTGGCTGTCAGGACGAGTTCGCAGGGCCTTCCCGGGGCTATGAGCTTGACGTTAGTCAGGGTCTTCAGCAGGCGCGCCCTCGCGACGCCCGTGTCGTCCGGGTTGTAGTCCGCCAAGCTGACCACGCGGTAGGTCTCGTTGTCAATCCTGATGACATCGGCAAAGCTCAGGTTCCTCACATCGGCCGCGCTT